TTTGTATTATCCACTTTGGTGCACTCCCCATTAAAGCCATTACCAAGACCGTCCATAACCATTGTTGCGGAGAATCTATTAACAACAACTTGAGGTTTGTTAAGTATATTGAGTTTAAATTTACCTTTATATTCCTCCTCTGAAACCTCAACGTTATACATATCCCATTTATTCTTTTTATCTTTCTTAAACGCATTGGACATTTTATTAAGACCAGATGTCAAAGATAGAGGGATTTGAATCCAGCTTCCTTGTTCGCTAAACAAAACGGTAACAGTTGCATTAAAATTTTCTTTTGTACTGATGCTTCCAGTTACGCCTGTTGAAGGATTTCCAATGGAATCAGACTGATTAAGATTGATTGCAGAGGATTTAACATTGCTACCTACACCAACGCACGAAAGCATTAGGTCATCATAAGCAAAGCTATTTAAGCAGAACAGTGCACTAAGAGTTATAAATAATTTTTTCATACTCTAAATATACACAGACTTTAAAAACTTTGAAAACTTTTAAAGTTCTCCTCGTTGCATGTTTTGTGGTTGGTCAGCTGGAGGTGAACCAACCAAAAACACTTACTCGGAATGAACTGAGTATGGGCGAAAAAGTTCAAGCTTATAAGCTATAGAATCGGTGGTTCAAGGAAAAAAAATGAAGTACAAATATGATTGGACTGAGATTCATTTGCATAAGATACACTTGTAGGGTCTAATAAAATATGTATATTTTTGATGCCTTGTTTAGGAGTAGTTATGTCTAATAAAATCCAATTCTCTGCATTGCTAGTTAGCATTTTTATTATCTCCGCTTGTGGAGGTGGAGGTGGTGGCGGAGGTTCAGACGCTGGTGGCGGAGGAGGTGCAGGAGGTTATAGAGAATCTGCTGGCACAGATACAGGTAGTTATACTGTGAGTCCATTAGGTTCAGGCGTACCTTCAATTACTGTTACATCCCAAACTTATCCTATTACAGTAGGAGGCGGAGGCGGTTCTAATTCAAGAGGTTCAAATTCAATATTTTCAACTATTACATCAACAGGCGGTGGTTCAGGACCTGGTACTCATCCTGGCGGAGAACAACCTGGCGGCTCTGGTGGTGGAGGAAGATATACAACTCCAGGAGGAACAGGCAATACTCCACCTGTAAGTCCACCTCAAGGAAATCCAGGCGGTAATTCAATACCACCTGCTGGCGCTTTTGGAGGCGGAGGCGGTGGTGGTGCTACGGCTGCTGGAGCAACAACAGCTCCTGGTGGTGCAGGAAATGGTGGCGCTGGCGCTACTTCTTCAATTAACGGTTCACCGACTACTCGTGCTGGTGGTGGAGGCGGAGGTGGCGGAAGTCCATCCGGTTCTGCTAATGGTGGCTCAGGCGTAAACGGCGGCGGAAACGGTAGAAATTATAATGACGCACAACCTGGTTTTGCAGCTACGGCAAATACAGGTTCAGGTGGCGGTGCAGGTGCTGACGGAGGAGGACCTAAAGACGGAGGTAATGGCGGTTCAGGAATAGTAATTTTAAGGTATAAGTACCAAAACTAATATAAATAGTATAAAGAGATAAAAATATGGCATTAACAAAAGTAACAAAATCAGGTCTTGCAGACAATTCAGTTGACGCAGCTAAATTAGTTGACGGCACCGTTGTGGCTGCCGATATAAATGATGGTACAATTACAAGCGCAAAATTAGCAGGTTCTATTGCAAATAACAAATTAGCAAACTCATCTATTACTGTAAACGGTTCAGCTGTTTCTTTAGGCGGTTCAATTACAAGTCAACATATTGATTGGCAATCAGTTGTAACTGCTGACGGTTCTACTGAAACAACAGCCACATCTGGTTATGGATATTTTATTGATACCACAAATAATACACACACAATTAATTTACCTTCTTCACCAAGTGCCGGCGATTATGTCGCAATTAAAGATTACGCAGAAACATTCGGTACAAACGCATTAACAATTGGCCGTAATGGTTCAAATATTCAAGGTAATGCAAACAATTCAGAAATTTCAACTAATAGAGCAAGTGTTGTATTAGTTTATATTGATTCAACAAAAGGTTGGTTATATACTAACGAATCAAATGTGGCCGATTTACAGACACCACCATATATAACTGCTACAGGCGGAACAGAAACCACTTCAGGTAATTACAAAATTCACACTTTCAATTCATCTTCAAACTTTGTTGTATCTGAAATAGGCTCTTTATCAGCTAACAATGAGATGTCATACTTAGTTGTCGCAGGTGGCGGCGGTGGAGGTGGTAACGGACCTGGAGGAAACGCATCAGACGGAGGTGGCGGCGGAGGTGCCGGAGGTTTTAGAGAGAGTAAATCAGGTGTTGATAGTTATACTTCATCACCATTAGAAGGTTCAACAAATGTTAGTGTAACAGCTCAAACTTATCCTATTACAGTTGGTGCCGGCGGTCCAGGTACATCAGGCGCTATAGCTACAAATGGTTCAAATTCAGTTTTTAGTACAATCACATCAGCTGGTGGTGGTGCAGGAGGGTCCAGAGGTGAAACTATTCCGGGTTATCCAGCACACGCAGGCGCTAACGGAGGTTCTGGAGGTGGTGCAGGCGGTGATGGCGCTTGTGCTAGTGGTGGTTCAGGAAATACTCCACCAGTAAGTCCTTCTCAAGGAAATGCTGGAGGTAATGCTGGTACAGGCATTGCGGCCGCTCCACATTGGGCTTCAGCTGGTGGCGGAGGCGCTACAGCAGCAGGAGGAAATGCTTCTCCAGGAAGTGCAGGTAACGGTGGTGCAGGTGCAACAACATCAATTTCAGGATCATCAACTGCTTATGCAGGAGGTGGCGGCGGCGGAGCCGAACAACCAAATGTAGGAACAGGTGGTTCTGGTGGAGGAGGAAATGGCGGTTCTAGTAATGTACCAGCAACGAATACATCAGGTTCATCTAATACAGGCGGAGGCGGAGGCGGAGGTGACGCACAATCAGGTGCAGCCGGCGGTTCAGGTGTTGTTATTATTAGATACAAATATCAGAATTAATAGAGGAAAAATTATGAAAAAATTATGGAAAAAAATTAAAGGATTTTTCTTTTCAGCTCCTTTAGTATTGACAAAAGAAGTTAAAAAAATTGATACAAAAGATTTAGAAAAGAAAACAAAAGCCGAGTTAGAAAAACTAGGTAGAAAAATCGGTATCGAATTAGATAAACGATTGACAAAAGCGAAATTGATTGCAGAAATCAAAAAACAAAATAAAAAACTATAACATTAAGGATATATTATGGCAGATATGATAACCATTGATGGTAATGAATATGAAGCTGAACAACTACCTTTAGAATTAAGAAACTACATAGTTGCTCGACAAGAAATTCAACAATCAAAAGTAAGACACGAAATTGAATTGGAAAAAATAGAAGTATTAACGAATTTTTATAACGGAAAAATACAAGAAGGAATAAAACAATTCAATGGCGGCAGTAGCAAATCTTAGAATAGACCAAGGCGCTTCTTTTAGTTCAGATGTAACTGTAACTAATTCAGATGGTGTAGCCGTAGATTTAGCGGGGTATACAACCTTTGCTAAGATGGCAAAACAACATGGTGCCTCGACAACAATAAGTATCACAGCAAATATAGCTTCCGATACTACAACAGGTGTTATTGAATTGTCTTTAAATGATACACAAACAGCAGCTTTAGAAGCTCCTGGAAGATATGTGTATGATGTATATATCACAAAAACAACAGATAGTACAGTTACCCGAGTTATCGAAGGAATTATTACTGTAAATCCAAAAGTTTAAATATTCCTAAGTCTTTTTTTATTATAAATATTACAAAGAGAGAGGGAAGTCATGGTAAAAGCAGTTATTAATCAAACTGGTGGTGTTAAAGCGAATATTAACTCATCAACTTCTTCAGGACCCCAACAGGTTTCTGTCCAAGTCCCGAGCACAAATGTAAATATTACAAATGTGAATAGACTAAGAAGTTTATCGGATGTTGATTCATCTAGTTTAACAGATGGTGCTTTGTTACAATATGACGCTTCCTCAGATAAATTTAAAACAAGAAACGAGTTAGATACTACATCAGGAACATTAGTATTTAACGGAGGCAATTTTTAGGAGCATTAAATGTCAACAGTAATTCAGATAAAAAGAAGTAGTAATACTTCAGCTCCATCAACGCTAAAACTAGGTGAATTAGCTTATACTTATGGTACTGGTACTCAAGCCAACAACGGTGATAGACTTTTTGTTGGTGAAGGTGGTGTAGATGGTAACGGTGACGCTAATAATATAACAGTAATTGGCGGTCAATATTTTGTAGATAAATTAGACCATGTAGATGGTACTTTAACGGCGAGTTCAGCTTTAACAACAGATTCAAACTCAGCTATTAGTGCAATCAATATAGGTAATTCAGCAACAGTAGGTGGTACACTTAAATTTAACGAAGGAACAAATAACGGCGCACACTTTGTTTCTCTTAAATCTCCAAATGCAGTTGCAGCTAACTTAGCATTAACATTACCAGGCACAGACGGTTCATCCGGCCATGTAATGACAACAGACGGTTCAGGTAATTTATCGTTTGCAGCTCCAGCAACGAATCTTACTTTAGTTGATGAAAGTTCCACTTCAACTACAATTAACCTACTTACAGAAACTTTAAAAATTACTGGTGGTAACGGTATTGTTACTTCATTATCAAGTGATACTTTAACGGTAGGTTTTGATGATGACGCTGTGTTTAATGGCGTTGACATGAACGGTACTGAATTATTTTTAGACGCAGACAAAGATACTCAATTACTGCTGATACAGATGACCAGGTTGATTTTAAACTTGGCGGTGCAGATATACTTACACTTACACCAGGTTCTATTGCCCTTAAAAATGCAGGTACAGCTTCTGATATTAAATTTTATTGTGAGAGTTCAAATGCTCATTATACATCATTAAAATCAGCTGCTCACTCAGCTTACTCTGGAAATGTTGTACTAACATTACCAGCGGCTACAGACACACTTGTAGGTAAAGCTACAACTGATACATTATCAAATAAATCAATCGACTTAGGAACCAATACTATAACAGGTAGTGTAGCAGAATTTAATAGTGCATTACAAAGTGATAGTTTTGCAACTTTAGCTAATACAGTAACATTAACAAATAAAACAATTAATGGTCCTGATAATACACTTACAAATATTGCAAATGGTTCATTAGCAAACAGTTCAGTAACTTTTGGTTCAACTGAAGTTGCTCTTGGTGCTTCAAGTACAGCAATTGCAGGTGTAACAGAATTAACAGTTGATAATTTAAATATTAATGGTAACACAATTACATCAACTGATTCAAACGGCGATATAATTTTAGACCCTAACGGTTCAGGTGATATTGATGTTAACTCTAGTAAAATTGTCAATGTAACTAATCCATCTAGCGCTCAAGACGCTGCTACCAAAGCATATGTCGATAGTGTTGCAAATGGTTTAGATGTAAAAGATAGTTGTAGATTAGCTACAGCAAGTGCATTAGCGGCTGTTACATATAATAACGGTGCAGGTACTTTAACTGCTGACGCTAACGGTGCATTAACAATTGACGGCGTTGCTACTGTAGCAAATGACAGAGTTCTAATTAAGAACCAAGCAAGTGCAGTACAAAACGGTATCTATAAAGTAACAACAATCGGTTCTGGTTCAGCGGCTTTCGTTTTAACAAGAAGTCCTGACGCAGACACAGCTGCTGAGTTAACTGGCGGAACATTCTTCTTTGTTGAAGAAGGTACTGCTAACGCAGATAACGGTTATGTTGCAACTCACAACGGCACACCAACATTTGGTTCTACGAATATTCAATTTCAACAATTCTCAGGTGCAGGTCAAATTAGTGCTGGTGACGCATTAACTAAAACAGGTAACACAATTGATGTTGCAGTAGATGACAGTTCAATCGAAGTCGCTTCAGACGCAATAAGAGTTAAAGCTACAGGTATTACAAATGCCATGTTAGCAGGTTCAATTGCAGCC